CGAGGGTATGGTTGACATTACCCTGGATACATTAAACAAAGTTTTCCAGAATAATCCTAAAACTCCAAAGGTGGTAGAAGGATCTGAATTATCCAGGTGTACTCGATGGGCTGTAGATGCCACGGATGTTCTGGCATTAGTTCAGAAAGGAAACTTAACAAAAGCAGAAACTGTAGCTGCTGCGCTTGCTATTATTGGAATAGCAAAAGAAATGAAACGAGAGGGTTGTAGTAGACCTTCAGCAATATCACAAGACCAATGGGATCAAGCATGAGTGGCTTAATTCCATTATTCAAGCTTATCATTGACTCGGGGGCGGTCTCACCAATAGCCCCCACAGATGTCACTCCTAGTAAGAAAATACCAGGGTCTTGTATAAGATCAGATGGAAAATTAACTTTTCCTTGTTGGCAAAAATATATAGATCCTGCTGGTAGTAATTCAGACTGGCAAGATTACTTACACGACCGTTAACTAATCCAATATGGAAATTGAGCCAATGGTACTGATCGCTTATGCGATAGTTTGGACGGTGTTTTATTTTTTTCTGTCAAATTATATTGCAGAATTAAGTAGAAAAAAATGGACTGCTTGGGTGGTTAGCGACGATAGTGACGATGTTTTAATGGATGCACTAAGCGTTATAGTAGATGAAATCGAGGATCGCATGCATGATAAGTTAGAACACTTTCAAAAGTCTTTTTTTGGTTCCCTGGGTAATGCCAGCAAGAAACTAGATGCTGCTACAGGCGCCACAACAATTAAAGCAATAACAAAAGATAACCCAGTTATGGGGTTCGTTGCTGAGTACCTTATGAAAAGAGGTGGACTAGAGGGTCTTATGGACCAAAACCGCCCCAATAACGCCCCAAACACGCCCAAAACAAGCAATAAACTAGGATTGTAATAGTATTAAGATAGTATTTAGTTAGTTATATATTATATGTATGTAATACTCTTTTTATTTGTATGAAGGCTTATTATTTATGATTTTAAAACCGTGTGGTTTAAATATTACTTTCTATAATAAGAATTATCGAAAGTATTAGGGGCTTGGATAGAATCCTAATATAATTTTACATACATATATATTATATAGAATACGCTATTCTGAAATTATGGTGAGACAAGTCGGTAGACCCGCTCAGAGAGATTCTGAGGGCAATATAGTCAGCAAGTGTTTAGTTAACGTAACTATTCCAAGTAAGCTAAGAGATTTCTTAGTTGAAAACAAAGTAAACAGATCGCAACTATTCACAAAAATAGTAACTGATATGTACAAAAGGGAATTATGTCCTAAATGTTATAGTCAAAACGTCACGGATTCGATGTTTGCGATAATATGCGAGGATTGTACTCAAGTTATACAATATAATAATTGTTCTGAGTGTGACGCTAGTTATCAAAGGCCAACTATGGATAAACAGAATAACGTCATTGAAGGCAATAGACCAATAGCAATCAAAGGATCTGATAGGTTCGGTTGTCAGGTGTGTTTAAAATGATGAAGAAGCATAATTTTAATCAAGGTGAAAAATGTATTCAGTGCAATTTAACTTTTGAACAGGCTAGAGACCCCGAAACCGCTATGCTTGGTGAATGTATAATCAGAATTCCTATTGATATAGGTCCAACTCTACAAATTTTAGGGGAATTATTAGAAGAGGGAATTATAGAAGAGGTTAATAGATTAGATGGTAAAATAGGATATAGGGTCATAAAAGATGCCAAAGATTAGTTGTAAAGGTGGGTGTGGTAGACAAATAAGGAACCCTCCAAGTAGAAAGATAACTGGATATTGTGCTGAATGTTTAAACACCAAGCATAAATAACAAAATTTAGCTATTTGGGTATGGTAGCAAGACGTAGATCAGTAAAAAGAACCTCTCGAAGGAAGCGTTCATTTAGTTTAAATTTGTTAGAAACGGGCGCTGGGCTCGCTTTTTTGGATGCTGCAAACGCAGGAACAGCAGCAAAAGACTTTATGGCTGGTAATATTGCAGGTGGTATCGCCACCCTTTCAAGTGCATTTAAGACTAATAAGAACGATTTCATTAAAATAGGAGTAGGGACTTTAATGGCTAAAGTTGTAACTTCTTCATTAGGTGGATCTAAAGTATTAGGAGCTATAGGCCCGCTCAAATTGAGGGTCTAAGGAAATAAACATGGCAGTAGTAATCACACGTTCAGTAGCCGGATTATCGGCAACCGCAAGTAATCAAGCACTTAGTTCTCTAGGCGCTTCGACATTGAGCTCCAGTTTCAATATACCCGTTGGAATGTCGGCAATAAAATCGATTTCAATTTCTGTAACATCAGTAGGAACCGTTGATTTCGTACCTCTGGTCACTATCAGTGGAAATGGAATGAAAGAAGGTGCAGCCACCTTTGCAGGTATGGGATACGCAGCAGGTGCAACCTCTACAGCTTCATCTAATAACAATATGGTTTACGATACAGATTTACCAATCACAGCTAATAACTCTGTAGAAATTGCATTGGCAGTAACTACAGCAGCTACAGTAGACGCAGCTATAACAGTAACATTCGCTTAGGAGCTTAATGGCTCTAATCGGTGGCGGCGGCGCTGGAAATGTAGCAGGTGGAAACCCTAGTGGAACTGGTAAAGGTCTTTCCTATATGGGCGGTGGCGTTCATGCTGGATGGTCTGGAACTGTAAACATAGGATCTGCTGGCGCTGAAGTTGTTCAATTTGAATTTGATACGGGTTCTGCTCATTTAATTGCAGATTATGTTTTTGGAATAGAAGGCAATAATATAGATTCAAATAGTTATTATGGTTTTCAGATCTCTTTAGATGGTCAATTAGTCTATGAACAAACAGCTAGGGCGGCAACTACAACAGCCAGCAGCGTAATAGGACAACCATTTACTTTTGTAATACCTGCCTTTAGTAAAGTAAAGATAGAAGGTAGGACAACTGATACTGGTGGTATTACACCCTGTTATGGAATGTTAACTTGCAAGGAAATAGGACAAGATGGCTAAGTTCTGTTCAGAGTGTGGCAGTTCATTAGGATCAACTAAAGTAACCAGGACATTAACCAGGACAACAAGTCCTAAACCAAAAAGAAAGTTATCAGCTTGGAACAAATTTGTTAAGGCCAATAGTAGTAAGAAGATCTATAGGTTTGCTACTGGTAAATTAAAATTAAAGAAGATGGGTATTGCATTTAGAAAGACTCCAGCAGGCCGAAAGAGATAATGCATGACTACCAGGATCTATAATATTGAATTCCCCGATTGGTTTAATGACAAGCGATCAGTGGAACAATTACTTATCAGAGTGGTGCTTGTTTATCTTGCAGGTAAAGAAACAGGAATAGTATAATGCCAATAGTGGCGATCCCTCCAGGTGTTATAATCAAAAACATACCACCAGGACATAAACGGGCTTTAGCTGAATTATTAAGTAAAGAAAGAGAGAATAGTTCAATTTCAACTGCGTTAATGGTGGGTATACCGTCCATTATAGCAGGTTCAGCGATACTTGCGTATGTTTTCAAAGAAGAGGCTAAGACATGGTTTGCAGAACAGGAAGATAATTTTAGAGAAGCTATTGTTAAAGTTGTAGCGGGTGCAGGCGAGGGTATGGTTGACATTACCCTGGATACATTAAACAAAGTTTTCCAGAATAATCCTAAAACTCCAAAGGTGGTAGAAGGATCTGAATTATCCAGGTGTACTCGATGGGCTGTAGATGCCACGGATGTTCTGGCATTAGTTCA